ATATAACCAAACGCAGGAACATAAACAGTCTTCGTGGTTCCGTCACTTGCTAGCAATTCCAATGGAATGGTTTGCTTTTCAGTTGTAACGGCCTCGTTTATTCTCTCAAATGTCTTTAAAGAATTTACGTTAATTTCAAGCAATTGCTTGATAACTGAGGATATAGAGTTATTTGTGTTCATATTATCTTATGATGTCTACTTCAAATTCGTAAGTTACTGGATCGATACAGATAACTTCGATATATGGTTTATTTGTTATCAATTCTGCCGGTATAATATCAGCGATAGTTACGTCAAATCCACCAGAAGTCCTAGTATAGATTTTAATGTTATTACCATCCATATTAATCGTCTCGAACGATATTTTAACGATTTGACCTTCTTTCCAGCCGTTAGTCGAGTCGTCTATGTATATATTGAGATCATCGCTGGAATCACTTGTAGAAAACTTGTTAATGAAGCTAATTCTATTTGTAAATGGCTTAAGCTTACACCAAATTCCAAATTGGCTTAGTCCAGAGTTTGGATCCGCGATGTCAAATTGATTAGTTGTTGTAATCGCATCTGAAACTGAATTATTTCCAAGATCCCACTTAAATAGGTTAAGGTTCTCATAACCTTTAACAGTACTGTTTACCTTAATTTTATTTTCTACTGATTTATCTACCTGTGTTCCTATACCGTTAAACAGAACATCTGTATTATATTGTAACTCCACTGGAATAGTTCCATCAATTAAGGAGTTAAGTTTATCATGTGCCTTTGTAATCAACTTAAGCAAAGAGTCAGAATCCTCTAATTGAGTTGATGTATTTAGGAAGTCTGCCTCTAATTGTGCAATTCTAGCCTCTAGGTCTTCAGCGCTTTCTGAAGCCAAGACAAGTTTTTCCATCACATCAAGTCTATCTGTAATTGAACTATACCTTTCATTTGCTCTAATTAACAGCTCAGCAGCGTTCTCAAGCAATGTTGTTGTGTCCATGAAAAGATCCATTGAGAACGTCGTAAAGTCATTTACATTTGTCTCAACACCAACATTATCAAGAGAAGTGTTAAATTTAATATTTAATTTTAATGAATATGCGTTACCATTTAAACCGGTAACTTCATTTGGCTTATATTTAATTTGCTCATGAATTCTTGATCCAATTCCTCCTAAATCCTTAACATCGTCAAGAATCAATATTCCATATAGGTTGGTTGACCTGTTTGCTGGAACAGAAGAACTATATAAATCATAGTAAACTAGAACTGCATTAAATCTAAAGTCCTGTCCCTTCTTTGAGAAGTCATTAAAGTTCTTTACAGTCGAATCACTTGTAATCGCATAATATGATTGTTCGCTCCAGTCAATTCCAACGGCATTTGAACCGTTTGTATTGATGTCATAATAAGGACCCGTTGCAGAATCATATGCATCAACTACTGGGCTCAAGTCTAAGTTTGAATCAGGGTGCGTTTGCCCATCTCTTCCCTCGATAAACTGAGGATCAGCGTATAATTTAGTTGCTGTTGTGTTAAAGTTTCCTGGTTCAAAAAGAACGGTTGGTGTAGAACCAGCCGAAGATGGAACATTAATGTAAACTTCATGATATGCATTTCCTTTATATGCAATATCGTTCTCAGCATCAATCGTGCCTAGGTATTTTACGATTCGATCATATACTTGACCGGTTTGTGTAGAGTTAGGGTCTTCGGAATAGTTTCCAACGTTACTCTCTGTTGAATCTGCTCCTCTAAATCTAATTGAACCCGTAGAGCTTAACCACTTAAAGAATAATTTTTCAGCATCCGACTTATATAATACTGGATCGAAATCATCGTCTTGTAAGATCAATTCCTCTGTGTTCAATACGTAATTTTGGAAAGTATTTGCAAAGTCTACTCCTGGCCCATTTTGCGATGGCAGATAGCTTGCACCTGAAGTATCTTTTAAGAGTGAATAGTCGATCGTATTCGAATTATTAACAGACGTTGTAAAGTCAGGCAAATCCAATAGGGCATACCTGCTAAACTCAAATTTAAGGTCTGAGTTATTAAAAGCTCTCGTGATGTCTCTCGCTGCTGAAGCGAAAGCATACATTGTCCCACCTTGGGGTTGTGGTATTCTAACTAATGGTGTAGCCATTTATTCTTTAAATTATTTATGACCAAGTAATGTCGTGCGAAGCAACGATGTACCAGGTATTTGTTCCACTGAAGTATCTTAAGGTTACTGAAGAATTAACATTGTCAAGCACTAAACTTGTAGCACCCAACGTTCCAGCACCAGAAACAACTTCTACTCCACTTGCGTTTGTACTCATAATAAGGACCTCTTGACCATCTTCTCCTGTTGGTAACTGAATAGTTGCAGCATTAGCAAAGAATGTGCTAATCGCTGAAAAATCGGGAGTTCCTGATGCAGATCCATTTCCTGAACCTGGAGCACCTTGCTTACCAGACTTAATAACTGCTTTTGTTAGGTTAGCAGATTGTCCAAAACTAGCAGCAACGCTAAACGTCGCGGTAGTTGAGTCTACTTGTAAAATTGCAGTATTAACGTTATTAACAATTGTTGAAAGAGTTAATTGTTGCGCAGAAATGCTATCAATTCCAGTAATTGTTGAGGTTACTGGATCAATAAGTGCTGTAATATCAGCGATCTCGTTGTTTAATGCCGTAAAATTACTGTTAATTGTTGGTCTAGAGCCAGATAATGAATCAGTTCCTAGAATTTCTGTAATGTTTGCCATCTTTTTATTTTATTTAGTTTACTTTTAACATATTTCTATGTATTGAGTTAGTATTACCATTCGAATCTTCAACCTCTAACGAAATAGTGTACTCGCCAGGGTGTCTGAATAGATATGTTAACACTATATCACCATAATATATATCACTTTTATCTGGTGCAGTATTATTAGTTATTGTCCATTTGTTTAATTTCATTCCCGGCATCTTAGAGAATTCAGGGCAGAATGTAACATGGGTTGATCTATTAACGCTTCTCCAGTCGCTGTAGATTTCAGTATCGTCAAAGGTTGGATTGTATGCTCTTCCATGATATTCGCCATCGGTTGTTCCATTAGTAAGAGTTACTGAATCATAGTCAAATGTTCTAGAGTAGCCCTTTCCGACAACTAAAATATAGATGAAAGTCTCGGTTCCATTTATATCTTCGAACACTGGGTTGAAATTAAATTTAGAGATAATAGGATCTGTAGAAGCGTTAAGTTCGTCAGCAAGGGCTTGCCATCCTGTAATATCAACGTTTGATACAGGTGTAGCAACAGTTACCTCAACGCTTCCTGTCTCTATCTCGTTCGTTGAAGGGTTCGTGTGTACTATCTCAAGTACTGAACCGTTCTGTATTGTTTGAATAATAAACGATGAGGTTGTATCAGATCCGACTCTAGTAGCATCCCACCAAAGATCTTCTGTCCATCTCCAATCAAAATCACTATTATCCCAAGAGTATGGCCCAGCGGTTTCGCTAAACCCATCTTCAGAAAAAATGTCTTTATATCTTGAAACTGTTGAGAAGTTAATGTCTTCTGGTGAAGTTGTATCATGTACATAATTTGCTCTATCAAGCCCTAAATACCAACTAGCATTAATTTCATCTAGTATGTTTTCATTTTGATATGGAGCGTCCCAATATCCTCCTGCCTGGTCGAATTTAACCTCTTTTTTATCATTCCATGTGTTTTTACCTCTTCTTTTATAAAACGCATATAGCTCAACCTCTTTAAGATAGACGTCAAGCATGTCATTTTTAAAGTCGTATGATCTGTGTCCAAACAGGTCGTATGTTCTCATTTCAACGCTATAGGCTCCTTCATATGGTAAAAATACCGGGAATCTTAAATAGTCATCAATTGGTCCTCTAAAAGAATGTTCCCATCCATTAGGACCTGTAACGATCCATTCAATTTCATATACCCATCTTTTCCACCAATTATCCCAAGTTACTTGAGGATCGATTGAATCATTCCAATTGAATTGTGCAGAGTCCCATGTATATTCAAATGTCTTTTGACCATCAAGAATTACTGGACAACCTACAGGAACTTGGGTACTATTTGAAATAGAATAATTGAAAGTATCTAGTGGTTGATCGTAATAAGTCTGGTAAAACAGGGTAAATGCCTCTCTAAGATCTGACAATTGTTGAGAACTAAGTGTATCGTAGTCTTCAAATGCAGTATTTAAAATTGCTTGAGTATCGGCATATCCGGTTCCGACTGTATCGCTTGGGTCATAAACTTTCTTTAATATTAAAGCAACGTCTTCTACAAAAAGCGTTCTTTCGATCGGAAAATGTTCGTATTTAATATCGATACCTTCTGTTACAAATGTAATCGGATTCTGATTATTCCAAATATTTTGATTCTTTTGTGCAAAGAAGTCTGCCTCTCCGGTAATGTCGACGATTTTAGCATTTAGTGGAAGATATTCTTTGTGTAACTTTCTTTTTAAGCCATACAATTTAATTAATACCTCTTCTGGCGTAAAATCAAAAACCTCATCTACCTTTGGAATGTCCCATTCATCAACTTCACCATTCGGTACATTAATCTTATAGACAAGACTAAAACGACTTGTCTTCTTAAGATTGCTCGAAGGAAGTTCAATATCGAGTTTCTTTCTAATAGCCTCTCCATATTTGCTTGAGTTTGCAACCGGAATAGCCTTCAACTTACCGAAAGAATTGCTGCCAGTATTAATATTTAACCAATATTCCTTTAGAGTCAAATTATTATACCCAAAAAAGTCAATTGCATTTAGAACGGCTTTATATGTTCCAATGAACGGCTTGATATTTGAAAGTTCTAATAAGAGCTCTCTTCTCTTTTGATTTAATAGGATCTGGTCTGGAGCCATCTCAGTAATATCGTGCTCTTTGAATAGGATAAAATCGCCATCGTCAAGAGTTGCTCCAAAGTTTTGAAGTAGTATCTTTAATCTCTCATCTTCGCCAACAACCTCTCCGTAGATAAAAATCTTTGCGATAAGTGTTCTAGTACCTCCATTATTTTCATAAACTAGAAGTGTTCTTTGGTGCCTTCCCTCTTCTCCAGAGCTTAACGCAACATTGATTTGAATAGCTTCATTATCTACTTCAGTTACTTGATTTAATCCATCTACATTTTGTCCAACTGAAGTAGTAGAATCAAGGATCGGAGCCTCTTTCTCTCCGTCTGTAATCTTTAATACTCCTCCTTGTAAACTCACACCATATAGATTAATGTCCTCCGATTCGTAGATATTTTCACTCCACTTGTATTCAAATTTAGAAGCACCTGTCGAAATCGCGATCGGTTTGTTAAGATACACATCACCATTAAGCTCAACCTCTTCCATGATAAAGATATTTACTGACTCATATAGGCCAGTAGAAACCTCATCTAAAAAGATCGAAGCTTCCCAAACACCATCTCCATTTTGAACAGCGTTTAAGTTGTACTCGGTACCTTTAAATATTTTAAGGTTATTGTGCATTATTTAACGTTTGTGTTATCTTTTTTAACCGTAAAGTTTTTCCACTGTTGCAATTTCTTTACTGAGTTAATAATCTCGTTTAAATAATCATTAATGAAAGAGATAAAATCACTCATTGTTTGATTTCTTAAAATATGCCCTGAAAGATTTCTCTGCATTAGACTCTCAGAATAGTCGAATCCTTGATTTTTCAAGTCATTCTTTCTAGTCTTCGCTCCTGAATAGAGATTCTTAAGTTTATATTTTAATAAGTCCTTATATAAAGATTCCATTATAATGCTTTTCTTGTTCCAGCCTGTAATCTAGTATAAACTGTTCTAGGTACTGGCGTTTCGTCAAATGTTACAGAAAGACTTGCTTCTTCGTTAATTTTAGGAGTGTCTTCAATTAGGTCACCGTCACGGTCTAACCAACCGCCTCTAAATACAGCAACTTCCTCTTTTTCCATAATGATATCGCCCCATTGGTCGAGACCTGCAATATCATAAGGAATTGAATCGTTCGGCTCAATATTAACCTTCTTTACATCGTCGATTTTCTTAAAGAAGACGTACTTTTGTTTTCCGTTTCCAATATCTTCAAGAGTTACAGGTTCTTGAGCTGCTATTGTTGTTGTTACTGACTCATAATATCCAAGTCTTCTTGCTGTCTCTTCGGTTTCACTTCTAAACTGAACGTTTACCGCATCTACGCCTTCAACCTCTTCCAAGATGTAGATAATATCACTCTTCGGTAACTTATCTCTTCTTGTAATGTTTAACATATAGTTTGACACTGCAGTTCTTATATCATTAAAGATGTCCTCTTTGCTAAATCCTTCAAAATATCTAACTGAAATATCAATAGCATATTTACGAATCTTTGGTCTTACGAACTGAACCTCACTTGTTACCATCATTTGACCACTCTCTTGTAAAACTTCATACATTTTATCGTATTCCGTTTGGTCAAAGAACATTTCCTGCTGTGGAATTGAGAAGTAGTCCTGATTTTTTGCTAGCTTCTTATTAATATCTGGAACCGCAAAAATATAAACAACATTATCGTCGTCAATATATCCATCATCGCTCGTGTTATAAGCATCAATATATGAGAATATTCCATATCTTGATAGGAAATATTCATAATTATCTGGGGTTGCAAGAACAAATGACTTACTTGCAAATGGAGCAATCATCTTAGTAAATTCAGTAGATTCAGGCTCCGACCCCATTTTAGGAGCTGAAGTAACCTCAACGTCTAACAATTCGTTTAAGTCGTAGAAATTTCCAGCAGCATCTTTACCCTCATCAACCCATTTAATTTTTAGGTCTTCTGCATCTTCAATGTTTCCTTTGGCGCCTTCATGTATAATATACTCAACTTCAATTGTCGATCCAAGTACTGGAATTGATCCAAAGTTATTTGTTCCAAAATAGATGTCAAGCCCACCGCTAATACCGGTCTTTACAATAAATCCTTTATCGCCTGAGTTCATTTCATAGATTGAATTAAATTTAGACCATTGTTCACCATTAACAGAAACCTTAACCAAGTTATGATCAGTTTTTCCGGTTTGTATATTATATGTCTGGAAACTTTCACCGTCTCCCGTAAGAGTTTGTGTCTCTACTTTACCCTGTACAATAACTGCTTTAATCTTCTCTACTTGAGATTTTGAAATTCTAAACAAGTCTTTTGATGTTCTTACCATATATGAAAGACCATTTGCCTCAAGTTTAAATTCAGCGTTTGCAGGAATAGAAATACCATCGCCTGCAATTTTGGTGAAATCACCAGACTCTGGTTTTAATCTAATCGATATTTCTCCAGTTGCCGCGAACCCTCTAGTTGGATCGTGTCCAGTAAGTCTTGCTAGACCATAAATAGATTCAGGCTGCTGAGCAGTATAGATGTTTTGTTCTACTGTCGAGTCTTCAACATAGAATAGAATAAGTTCTCCAAGTTCAGAAAGTACTCTTAAGATCTGAGCAAATGGAGAAGCGTTAGTAAATAGAGTGTTTGACCTTTCGTAAAGCCTAGAAATATAGGTTCGAGTGTCCTCGAATATCTGTTGAGCCGTTGCTCTTGTTTTTGTTAAGAATTTTAATTCAGCCATCTATCTGGTTTCAATTTTTTAAGCAGCTACTGAGACCACAAACGTGTTATCAATAGTAATATCTATATATGCCTCGTCTCTAATCTCTCCTCTAACGAAAGCAATATCAACATCTACTCCATATTTTCCAGCAAGTGGACAATACTTTGAGATCTGTCTTGTTATCTCGTTTTTTATTGTAAATTCATTGGCATTTAATGAATATAAAAGATCGTTAAGACTACATCCAAACTCAACATCGCCCAATACTTCTCCCTTATTGGTAAAAAGTATCGTTTCGATTTGTGTAATCAATTTCTGAACCTCATCATTTGTTTGAAGTTCAGTTGATCGATAGTTAGGATCTCCTACGGTCTTTATATACAATTCCATATTCTATTTATTATAATTAGCTGTGGAACATCCAGTCAACTCCTTCGTCTCCTTTAATTTCTTCATTAATTTCAGCAAGTTCCTCGTCTCCCATTGACTTAATAGCATCATAGTCGAAGTCAACATTTCCAGGAAGAGCAAACTTAAAGATTCCAAGTTTAGCACCGAGAGACTGTTTAATCTTAGCACTTACATATCTAAAGAAAATCTCATCATTGTACAGTGCACAGTCGCTAATTGTTTCATAAACTTGAAGAATCACATCACCCTTTGGGGTGTCTCCCATAAACTTTAACTCTCCAGTTAATTGTGAATATGAGAATGAAATTGGATTCTCTAGGATTTGTCTAGCTAAATCAACAAGTGATGCATTAACAACATAATATTGTAACTCTTCTGCAAACTCGGCAGGACCTGAACCTTCATATGCATCTCTAAATAACATCTTATCAATTGCAAAGTCATTTCCACCTTCAAATCGAAGATCCATTCCTCCACCGCCGCCTTGCCAGCCGCTTGTTAGGTCCCAAAGACCAAATACTGAATAGACCTCACCAGATCCATCAGGTCTCGCTCCTGGAAGATGTAGAGCTCTGTGGTTTTTAAAGTATTCACTACTAAAAACAGTTTTCGGAATGTGATAAAAGTTCTCAGTTACCGAATACTCATACTTTTTATAGAACCATTTTTTAGCTCTTTTAATAATGTTTAGGATTTCTCGTTGAGGAAGGTTTACCGGAACCATACATGCGCCGGTGATTTCATCTCCAATTTCTTCAAGAAATGCGTTCAAGCAATTATCACCAAAATCTCTTGGTGTAGTTAGTCCTGAATCGCTTCCACTTCTAATTTCGCTCATTTTATGAGTTTATTTTTTTACTTACGACAACTTCAGCGTCGTCAAATCTTGTTTCATCACTTACAAACCCCTCTCTAAAAATACCACCAATCATCTTTCCTTTGAAAACCCCATCTCTTCCAAACACATAACAGTTTTTAGCAGTGACACTACCATTAACATAAGAAGATTTGATCTTTGATTCGGTAACTTCAGTTCCTTGATAAAGATTACAGTATTCTATTGTTGAGTTTTTAACCTTACAATTATAAAAGTTCGAATTAAATACATTTCCATTAACCTCACAGTCAACAAGATCAAAACCATCAAGCTCGTAACAAACTGGGAATTTACCATCTTTCACCTGAATTGCTCCTAAGTCTGAGTCATAGTTAATTATGCCATCTACAAGTCCTCCAACCGATAGAGCAGAAACAATCTTATGTTTAATTCTTTCCCATTGCAATCTTATTACGGTGTCTGATTCTTGCAAATCAACCATTAGATCAATTTTCGGAAAATGCTTCTTTAAGTTTTTATGGTCCTTCAATATTTCTCTATATGGAAGGTTTCTATTAAGAATCTTTTTCAATTCAACTTTATTAGTGTCTGTAAATTCCGTATGAAAGCAAGACTTCCACATTTGAATAATAAATCTATCTAATAGGTAAAATATATTGTCCTTCTTTTCTTCGTAGTCTTTTCCTCCAACATACCTAAACTCAAGATAATTTTTAATCTTCTTGTCAAAATTTATTCCGTAATATTTTGTGTTAGGAAAATTGAAATTATTTACAGTTAAAAAACTATCATTAAAATAGAAAGACTCGTGTTTAGGCATAACCCACTTAATAGACTTTGCATAAATTGAATCTTTTCGGTTTGGAAATAATTTATAAACTTGATCCTCATTGAACTCAAGGATAAACTTAAGAACGTTCATCTTTGAGATTGTGTTATTGTCTTCAAGATAATTCTTATCGAATGAAAGATTTAAGTGAATTGAAGACCTGTCGGTAGTGTAGCCATTTTCTTTTATCCATCCTAGCATTTTTAAGATTACTATTCTGGCGTTTTTATATGGCATCGCACCGGTAACTAACTCAATTAAGCCTTTACCTCCCGACATGTCAGGTTCTATCTTAAACACCTTATCATCGGGCTGAAAATCAGAGTGTGCTTTATCTTCGAGCTGTATTTTACGCCCAAGAAGTTCAGAAACTTTTTGTTGAGTTTCCTCTAGACTGTAATTAGAGTAAAACTCAAACTCGATCCCAACAAGAGAAGCGTTGAGCACCGAGTTTGAGTCTGAATGTCTATTTAGTGTTTGCATCAAATGATTATGATATTATACCTTTGTTTAGTATATATCACTATCAGTATTGTGCAATTTATTCTGGAAGCTTAAGAAAGATCTTTTGAGAATCTTTATCAATTCTACTAATCTGAACGGTTATCTTATCTCCTGCATTATATAAATCCATCACTGATGGTTCTAATTCACTAACATGCAAAAGACCAACCAGTCCGGTATCAACTGTTATAAACAACCCGTAATCTTTTTTAGTTTTTACGGTAGCCTCGACAGTACATGGGCATTTAAACTTTTTATCAACATCTCTCCATGGATTATCGATTGTTTCTGCCTTTTGACTTAACGTTATTTTAGAATTACTAATTATGTCTTTTACCCAGAATTCAATCACATCTCCTGGTTTAATTTCTCTTGACTTAAATTTAGAGAGCGTGTCAGCGTCTAAATCGTTAGTGTGAATCATTCCAGTAAGACATGTGTCAAACTCAACAAATACACCATATTTAGCAGTTCCTGTTACACTACCAGTTAGCTTATCTTCGATCTTCGCCTTTAGCTCTTCAATTTTACCAGGTATAAGAGCTTTTAAGTATTTTCTGTGAGAAACTACAATCGTACCTCTTTCCGCTGAGAAGGATACGGGTACTACATATAATTCTTCTCCAAGAATAGAATTAAAGTCGTGTAGCTTGTTGATTCCAGCTAGTGATCCTGGCATGAAACAATCAACTCCTTGAATATTGACGATATAACCACCGTTCTCGATTAATCTATCAATCTTACCAACCCATGCTGTATCTCCATCTTCTACTCCAGCCTGTAAGTCTCTAAATACTTTTTGTTTCATTCCACCAGAGATAGAACCTAAAACGTGGTCCTCTTTGGCTTGAACAAGAACAGAAACATCATCACCTGGACGATATTCTTCGATAATATATCGAGGTTCTTTAGAAGTTTTAACATAGACCATTTCTCTCCAGTTAACATCAACTGTAATCCATTCTGAACTAATAGCAAACACTTTACCGTCGATAATTTCACCTTCAGTTACTGAAGATCTCATATTCGACATGCTATTATGTCCTTCCATTAGGTCATACATCTCTTGAGCATATGGCTCTCTAGAGTAGACCCTGTCTCCTTCTTTAGTCTTAATGTGTGGATTTGGTTTTCGATAGACTGTAATGCAGGTTGCTTCATAAGCAGCCCAGTCAAATTCACCATTGGCGTCTAGCCAGTTTTCGATGCGGTCAGCGCCGCCGTCATTTTCAGAATCTGGAGTTTTAACTTCCAGAGTTTCTACGGGAGTAAGTTCTTTCTTCTTAATCCTCGCTCTTTTTTTGTCTGTCATTTATTTTTAGATTAAAAGTGTAACAATGTATATATCCTTTAAATTAGAGTGGTCTCATTCCAGTCCATGGAGTTGGCAATGGAAATGGTGGAGTCCCAGGAACCAGACCAATATATGCTCCTGTGATTGATAACATATGCTGCTCAAGCCCTTTTCTAATATCACTTGCCATATCTTTGTATGCTTGTTCCTGTGAATTGGTGTTAAAGTTTCTAGTAAATGCATTCTTAAACCCGTTCGTTACCGAAATTGGATTTCCAGGAAAGAATAAAAGAGATCCTGGAAGAGGAGCCCTTAAAACTGCATATTGGGCGGGTGGTGGAAAGGGGCTTATAGATCCTGGAACAGCGGCGGCTCCCCAATATGCAACTACGGCTGCACCAATTGGAGACATCAAGACCATGTTAGGTTTGATATTTGTCAATTGCATAGTTTTAAGAGCAGAAAAAATGGCTGCTTGAATTCCAATTTTAGCACCGCTTAAGAGCCCTGTTCCAATAGGAGTAAGTGGTCTCTTAAAAGTAATAAGTGTTCCTTCCACCGAAGCGATAGCAACTTGATGATACAAATCAGTGATTATCGTTGCAGTCTTAATAAGTTCAATATCGGGAGAACTTGGCTCTTCTGAAACATCTGCCCTCTCCTGTAACTTTTGCGCTAATTGCTGTTCAAATGTTGCCCAATTCATTATTCTTCTAGTTTAATATCTTCGATTTCAACATCGAACGGTTCTTTATCAAATGGAGTAGTCTCAACTCTAATATCGTTTCCAACCTCTTGAATTGAATATGAATGATATTCCTTACCTATTTGCGGATCCATCAAATCTTTCATCTCCTGAACTATCTCATCCTTCTCTAGTTCTATAAAAGTTGATGTGCCGTCTTCCTCAATCACTGTTTTCCAATTACCTATCTCAGGAGTCTCTATTGTTTCAATTGTTGTTTCTCCCTTCTTCTTTAAAACTCCAAGAGCGGTAACAGTCTGGTCCTCTAAATATCTTTTAATAGAGTTGAGTAATATATTTGTCTGTGTGTTTATTTTATAATCATACAATTTTGATGTTTGGTTATAGGTGTAACTTGTAGACACGGTGTTTCTTCCAATAAACTGTCCCTCTTTAGGCTTTATTGAAATTGTCATAATTTCTTTATCATCTCCTTCAAGAGTTTCAAACTCTCTTTCAGCCTTAAAATAACTTTCCCATAAGTCTTCATTTTCAAATAACTGTTCAATTTTTACATTTACTGAAAAAAGAGAAGAACTTGGTCCGTAACCGCTACCATCCGTAAACTTTTTAAGAGCATTTAATAATTCTTCGCCTACCTGATACTTAATTGGATCTTTAACGGAAGCCCTAAATTTTAAAGGAGAAAGATTTCCATTGTTAAGACTTCCCGTTATATCAGCGTTTATTAAGGCACTAAAATAACTTTCAACGTCTTCGGTAAATTCTTTGATTCTATCCAACTCTACGGCTGAAATATCATACACATATTCATTGTACTCAACAGCATTGGTAGTTACCGTAAAAGTGAAACTATAGCCCCATTTATTTAATAGTTCATCAAGTGTCATTATTTACCAGTTTGTTGATAGTTACTGTGTTCGCCTTTTAATTGACCCACT